TTGCATCATGCGCCATTTCGGGAAACGCTCCACGGGTCAATATATGCGAACAATAAACGGCGGAATAATTCCGTAACGGCTTTAAACATTCCTCGCATCGGTGTGGCTTATGCTCCCAAACCCAACGAAAAAAGCGTTCATTTGCCGCCATGATATTTGCGCCCCGTCCCGTAATACAATGCCCGAACAATTCCCGTTGTATCTCAACCCTCAAACGAATATCCATTGTAAAGTGTTTAATATCAATCAGGGGATTATACCCCCGATTGATACAATATTGGTATTCGTCCCGGTCTGTTAGCAAATACGGTTCCATTGCCTTACATATCCCCGGTTTCGTCGTTTTCCTCGTTTTCGTCCGCCGGGTCGTTAATATCCGGGAACAATCCGTTGTCCTCTATCTTTTCGGCATTCAATCCGGGTGCGGGTTCGCCATCAGCCCCGAACAACTCCAATTGCGCCTTTTTACCCTTGAAAAGAAAGGCGTAAACCTCGGTTTCAATGTCGGCGGCAATTTCTTCTAATTCTTCCTCAAACCCGAACGTTTCCGTATTGAATTTAAGGCGGGGCGAATTGATTGCGGTTTTTTGATTGTTCGACACGGTAAACAATCCGGTTAAAACAACCCCTACGTTATCGTCTTGACCGGAAAAGGACACGCCCCGAACCTCTATGTTTTTCAACATTTCGTCGGCAAAATCCCGTGATAATTCGCTTTGCTTTTTGGTTGCTTTGAAATCGGACGTTTCAACCATTGAAAGAAAGGACGTAATATTAAAAATCCGTCCCATGATTGGGCGCAAACGGTCGAAACAATCCCGCAAATCCGGGTGTATGTCCTTTGCACTTTCGACGTGGTATTTGTTCGTGTAACTCTCATTACCTATTGTTTCGGTAACTTCATAATGTACATCTAACCCGCCATCCTTTAATGTCTTGACTTTCGACAATGCAAACGCATTTTCGCTTGGTATCAACATAACGTTTGCGGCTTTTTTTTCTTCGCTCATATTGTAATATTATTTGTTGCCGGGAACCCGCCCGGCGTCGGTTTTATAATTTAGATAACCATTGTTCATATATTTGTAATGCAATTTTAGCAATCATTATTGGCGGAACACTCATACCAACAATATAATCAATTGAACATCCATTAAAATTATAATCGTTGGGGAAAGAACCGCCCCGTATAACTTCTAAATCATTCAAATATCTTTTCTCTTTAAAAACAATTAATCGTTTTTCGCTTGTTAATGTCCATATTGGTTTATCATCATGAATAAAACGATATGAAAATAAACTTTCTTTCCCTTTCATTCGTTTAGATGCTTTACGCATATCGGGGTCGGTTGGTTTTGCATAACTCAAATATTTTAAAAACGTATCATTAAGCGGATATTGTATTTCATTTGTTTTTATTTGAGAAAAAACGATTGGTTTTTCTTTGAAATTCATTTCAATATAAGGTACTTTATCGAATATATTTTTTTGATATAAAAATTTATCTGATAAATCCTTTCTTAAACAAATAAAAAACACTCTTTCTCTTTCTTGCGGAACCCCCATGTTGATAGCATTTAATAAAAAATGTTGGCAATAATATCCGGCTTTATTGAAATCGTTATATATTTCCCGAACATAATTTATTGCCGCACCTTGTAACAACCCCTTTACATTTTCAGCAACAACAACTTTAGGTTGTAATTTTTTTGCCAAATCTATAAAATCAAAAAAAAGCGTATCTAATATTTGTTCTTTTTGTCCCTCTTTAAATTTTTTAGATTTTCCCCAATCTTTCTCACGGTTGCCATTTGTTGTGAAACTACTACAAGGCGGTGAACCATCTAATATATCCAAATTATACAATTCAATTGGCAAATCATTTCTTTTCTTAAATTGTTGTATCGGTTCACAATAATGGTATTTGGGTTTATGGTTTAATATATAACAATCCATTAATTTACTATCAATTTCATTGCATCCTATAACATCAAACCCCGCTAATTTATAACCCATTGTTGAACCGCTGCCACACGCAAAGCAACTAAAAACATTTCCTTTATCTTTAGTAAAAACAGTATCTTTAAGATTCCAATTATAGTGCATAATCAAAAATCGTTTTCGTTCAACAATTCCCGTGTCTTACTATTCAACGGAACCGCCGGGCGTTCCGGTTCCGGGGTTGGTTCCGGGACGGGTTCCCCGGTTCCGATTGGTTCCGTTACCGGGTTGGGGTCGTGGAACTCAATATTGCGCCCGCCTTTGGGCTTTTCCAGCTCAAATTGGGCTTTGAGTTGTTCCGCCGGGTATTCCTTTTGCGCTAACTCAATAATCCCCAAATTAACCAATTCCGGGACGCAACGGCGCAACGCCCTTATGTCCTCTAATGCGTCATGCGCCGGGAATGTTTCGCCGGGGAATAACTTACTATATAATTCCTCTAATTTGGGATATTTTCCCGGTTTCCCGTTGGAATACAATGCGCCGACAAACTTAATTGTTTTCATCATTGTATCAATGCGTTTGCCCTTATGTAATGCGTCCTCAACGTGTGCGTCGTAATATTCCCGTCCGCAATAGCGCAAAACGTTTGCTTTTAACATTGAACTATCAAAATAAATGTTGTGCGCACATACAAGCGGGGCGGCGTTGGCATCCGCTAAAAATTCGTCCACAACCTCGGCAAACGGCACGCCCTCGGCAATTGCCCGTTCGGTTGTTATACCATGAATTGCGGTTGTTTCCGGGGGTATCTCGTAATTATCGGGTTTGATAATATAACTTTTTTCCTTATTGCCCAACGACCATGCCAATTGGACGACGTGCGGGAATTGCTCAAAATCCGCATCCCATTTCAAACCCTTTGCCGGAACCCCGGTTGTTTCACAATCAAAGAAACAAACATCTTTCAAATCAAATTTTTGCATAACCTTAAATATTAAATCGTTAATTACTGTTTTCGCTCTCATTGCGGTATTTATCCCGCTTTTTCTCAACTTCTAAAACGTCCCGGTTTTCGTCTATATACTTTTGGACGTCCCGGTTACAAAACGGTTTTCCGTCCAACCAAAGCAAATGCCAATACGGTACGTTTTCCATCGGTTGCCCCTTAAACTTACCTTGCGGCATTGGGGATTTATCGTTTAATTCCATAAAAAAGTCTTTTTTGCCCGTCCTCGTTGGGCGTTTGTTCAACATAATTTGCCCGTGTAATCCAAACGCACCCACAACGCAAACACTTTATCCGGCTGTAATGCTTTGGCGTATATTGGTACCTTATAATTCGCCAATCTTTCAAAGGGAAACATTTACGGGGTTGGTTACACTTGCAAAACATATCATTTATATTTCCATTTAAAACCAAATGCTGTTTTCAAAACGCCATTACAACAATTACTTATAGAACTACGTCCAAAGCCTAAACTTCTTTCAACTTCCATTGCTGTAACCCATTCTTTTATAAAGCTACCCGATAAATCAAATTGCAAAACTGCCTTGCCTCCTTTATTTAGTTTTTTACCAATATACGTATTGGGGGCTTTTAAATTATTGCTATTTTGTTTTGCTGTTACCCATCGTAAATTACTGACTTTATTATTAATTTTATTACCATCAATATGGTCTACTTCCGGCATATTATTTGGGTTCGGAATAAATAATAATGCTACAATTCTATGTATTACAACATTTTCTTTTTCTCCATTTTTACATAGTGATATAAACAAATAACCACGCCTTAATGATTGTTTCAAAATACGTTCTTTTCGTATTCTTGTTTTATTACCGCATTTTTCCAATCTTTCAATAGACCTAATTTGCCCGTAATTACTAACCTCATACAACCCTTCATATCCGGGTATTTCTTTCCATATTTCATTTTCCATAATCAAATTTCATTTGGGTCTGCAATATACAAACAATATTCTTCACTTGCAAGTTGTTTTATAAATTCGATATGTTCTATTAATTCAGCATTGCTTAACTCTGCAATTGTCCGCAACCGGGTTTCATATTTCCCGGTGTTAATATCCGGGGTCTGCTCATACATAACCGGGGACAACTCACGTAATCGTCGTTCGGTTTGTTCCTCTGTAAGACGTTCGCCCGCCTCCCAAATTGCGTGCTTAAACGTCGGTACAACATAGTTGAAATAATACCCTTTCAAAGCCTTGGACGAACCGGGGGACGCTACAATAAACCGGGCAATAATGCGGGAACCTTTCCAACCCTTGAAAAACTCGTTTAATTCCCCCATGTACATTGCCAACCCGCCGTTATTGTTTATTGTCCCCGTTGCTGTTATTTCTCGCTTTTTCATCGGCTATTAATTTTTTCATTGTCTTATTAAACGCTGTCATTCCGATTGTATGGATAACGTCCCGTTCCGCCCGTGATAACTTCGTTTCCCGCTTATCCAAAACCTTTGCGAACGTAACAACAAATTCGCCCGGCTCCAACAATCCGGCATTGTGCAACCTGTCGATTGGGTGCGCTTTCAAACGTTCGTCCGGTTTTAAGGCTTTGCGGGCGTTTTCCCGGCTTTCCCATATTTCCCGAACCTCGGCGGCGGCGTTATCATAAAACAACCGCATTTTCAAAACGTCGGCAATCGACAAATCAGCCACGGCGGTTGGTTCCTCTTTTTCCGGCTCCGGTTCCGACGTAACGGGCGTTATCTTATCTTTGTTAACCCCATATCCAAACAACGCAAAATCGCCTTTCGTTGGGTCGTCCGGGAATATCTCGGCAAAACGGTTGGTTATCTCAATAGCGGTTTGCAAATCGGGTGTCCGGCGTGTTATCAGCCCCAACCGCAATGCCTGTTTATGTACGTGGGTATCTAATGGAATAATCAAATTACGGGGGTCGCAAATATCCCACAATCCAAAATCAACCGGGGAACCCTTGCGACACATCCAACGCAAAAACATACATAAGCGTTTGCAACCGCTTTTCGTTTCCATATCCGGCACGCCCTTAACACTTCCGAACAATGATTGCAAAGCCTCCAAAGGACGGGTTGGGTTACTGCAAAATAATGCTTCCTCCATGCAATTATATTTCGTATAAATATCATTCAACAATTCGCAAAGGTCGTGAAAATCTGCATACGTAAATGTTCGGTAAAAATTGGTTGTATCGCCTTTGTATTTGCTCCATTCCGGGGCGGCTCCGGGGGCAACGGTATTGCCAATAATGTAATGATACGGTTCGCCCTTGAAAATTTCCCGGTCGATAAAATCCGCCTTTTGGATTATCTGTTTGCGGGAACCCCACGCAATCCACGCCGTAACAAATGCGCTTATCTCAATGTTTACCCGGCTATCGTAACGGTGTGGAATTTGCACCGGGTCGGATTGGATAAACTCAGCGGTTTCGTATTGTTCCGCCCAACGTTTCAAATTATCGTTCAATGTATATGCCATTGTTTTAGATTTTAAGGGGACGGAAAGCCCGCCCCCGGTTATTATTCGTTTTCCGTGTATTCCTCAACTACTAAATCGGTTTGTCCCCGCTTTACTTCCTCTATAAAACCTTGAAAACCGTTTGCCTTTGCAATGTCTATAATCGCCTGCAAACGCTTTTCGCCTAAACTTTCGCCCCTCGCAATGCGGAACACCTTAACCGTCGGATTGCTTGCGATAATCAGTTTGGCGGCAACCTCCATAATTTGACTATCTGACACTTTCCCGGCAACGAACGGCACGCCGTTTAATTCTAACCCGTCGTCCGTGAACGAAAGCCCGGCAATAGGTAATTCGGACGTTGCAATAAGGTTTTCCCGTTCCTTTGCCAATGCGCCTAATTTGTCCTCAAACGTGCGGGCGGTTTTCTCGGCGGCTTCCTTTTGTTTCTTCTTTGCCATGTAATCCACAACCAACGCATTAATACGGTTGTGTTCCTCGGCTTTTTTCAGTTGTTCCGCCGTATCTAAATTTTCCGGGTTATTGGCTTCGTATTCCTCTAACCATTTGTCGGCATTCGCTTTGCGTTTTTCAAAATCGGCTTTTTCCGCCTCAATGGTTGCCAATGTTTCCTTTAATTCGGCATCGACGTTTTTACGGGACGTTTTCGCCTCTTTTTTGGCGTCCTCTAACCGTTTTTGCGCCTCGGCGATAATGCGGGCAACCTCTTTTTCTTCATTCGCTAAATTGGTATCAATAACCGCAACGGCTTTGTCGTGGTTATCGTTGGCGGTTTTAATACGTCCGGGGATTGCCTCCAATTGTTCAATCCTTTGTTGCCGGGCTTGACGTACCGTTTTCGCTTTCTCAATCAACCGGGCATTTTCGTTTTGCTCTTCCATCAACGCCGTAATATCCTTTTTCTCGGCATACGTTTTGACGTCGCCGGGTTTCAATTGCTTTTCAGCGTTGGCGCAAATGGTTGTGTACGTCTTGACCTCGGCGTTGGCGTCCTTTCGTTTGTCCTTAACGGTCGTAACCTCGGCGTCTATTTCAGCAATACGGGTGCGCACCTTTTCCGGCAACAAAGCCTTTACAACCTCAATTTGTTTGCGGCGTCCCTCGGCGGTTTCGCTCCAACGGGAAAACTCCACGGCGTCAAAGTCTTGGTAGCCGAAAATCTTTTGCAGCATTGAAACGTTATCCGAACGCATCCCGGTTGTTTGGGATTTAATGGATAACGTCCCCCGTGGGTTGGCTTTGGTAAACTTTAATTCGACCTCGTAATTTTCGCCGTCGTTACCTACTACCATTTTTGCAAACCCTTTGTCCTCTCCATTTTTCAACACGGCGTCCCGGTTCCCGGTCAACATTGCGCCGATTGCTTTTAATAGGGTTGATTTGCCTAACTCGTTGTCCCCGGTAATGAAATATACATTACCCTCAAAATCTGCGTTGAACTCTTTGATAACTTGAAAATTCAACAATTCCAATTTCTTAATATACATCGCTCTTAAATTTATTTATTCCCCGGAAATCGCCGGGTCGTTATGTTCCCATTTATATCCGTTGTATGTTTTTCTTTTGCCGTTACATACTTGTAATATTACATACTTTTGCCACGGAAAAACACACGCATCTAAAACACTATTAAAACAAACGATATTACCTAATTTATCTATCCGTTTAACAGGATATAATTTTGATACACGTTTCACGTTCTCAAATTTTAGGTTTTCCCCAATAGTACACCAACGTAAATTATCAACATGATTATTTAATTTATTACCGTCGATATGGTCAACACATGGTTTGTTTTCCGGGTTCGGAATGAAAGCCATTGCAACCAACCTATGAACCCGCATAACTTTCAAACTATTAACTTTTAGTTTTACAGTCATATAACCACCGTTCAAATAAGGCTTTATTTTCTTATCATTCTGCATTATATTGCCATTTTTATCAACATAACAATCATATTCGATTAAGTATTTACCTTTTTCCATGCTGCAAATGTATGTAAAATATTGGATATACCAAAACTTTTATCTTTTATTTTCGGCTATTTTTTTATTTTCCGCAATAATCGCCCCAAAATAACACATTTACCCACGCCGTCAAACTCAACTAACATATTACCGTTGCGCCCTCTTATACATTTACCATCAGAACGACGAACCGCCCGGCACGGCATACGTCGCAATTCCGGGCGGGTCAATCGGTCGCCTAAATAGATATATTCATTTTCCATATTAGAACAATTTCATTTGTGTATCGGTCAATATAGCAACGACCGTATCAACTTTGCGTTCCCAACTTTCCAACGTTGCCAATTTTTCCGGGGTTGGGTTCCGTTGGCAACGTCGTTGGTTGTGCCGCATCTGTTTTACCATTTCCGCCAAATCTTTTGCCGTTATTTTTTCGGGATTTTCGATTTGCGGGGCTTTTGTTTCGTCTGCCATATAAGCAACCATTTGAATAATTAAACGTCCCTACGGGCTTAAAATAAACGGTTGTGCATTTGTTGGGGCAAATTTTCCAAAACCCAACGGGGGTTGTTTTGTAAAATGAACCGTCCAAAGTGCATTATTAACGTTGCGTCCGCATTCCACAACGCCGGGGTAATTTCCGGGTATAATTTCCCGGCAATATCCCGGAACCGTCGTTTGCGGTCTGCCTTTTCCTCCTTTTTCCCTTTTACTTTGATACGCAATTTAAGGTCGTTTTGCCACTTCATAGCATTAACCAAAACAAATGGTATTTCGGCGACGGTTATAATAGCTTTCAAATGCTCAAAGTTTTGCAACATCTTTTGAATGCGGTACAATTTACCCATATTTGCCCCGGCATCCCCAACCGTTACATCGTCCGGGCGAACGCTCAATTTTTCCAAAAAGATAATCGGCGTGCAAATCTCTTTGTAATAGTTGAGAAAATCCCGTATCTCGTTTATATCTTTCGGCATCTTTATTGCCGTTGCATTGTGGTTGGGTCGCCAAACCACGATACCCCCGGCGGCTCCGGGGTCAATTCCAATAATGCAATCTATTTTCATAACTCAAATAATGATAAATTTCTTTGGTGTTCAATAAGTCTTTTTTTTGCTTGCTCATAATATATTGGGTCTTTTTCAATTATAGTTAAATCAAATCCCATATCATGCGCCGCTATTGCATGGCTCATACTTCCCCCATGTGTATCTAATATTTTTTGCCCTTTTTGTGCATAGTTTTGTAACAACCACGAATATAAAGCAATAGGCTTTTCAGTAGGGTGTATTCTTATTTGTTTGTTTTTATTATTTTCTTGCAAAAAACCATGCCATCGCCAACGAAATTTTCTTACTGCGCTATCAAATGAAGTCCATGCGATTTCGCAATCAGCATAATAATTTGTTCCGTTATCTTTATCCCAAACAATCATACATGGCGTATTACTTAAATGGTCTAAAAAGTAATTACCACCCCATATAATTTGATTTTCTGAAACTCTTTTAAGTTCATCAAAATATTCTTTTGGCGGTATATCTTTATCCCAATCTCCCGAATGATATATATTGTTTTTAGCCAAACTTTTACCCCTTTGGGTTCCTGCTCTTTTATTACTACCCGCATCAATACCGTATGGAGGGTCAACAATTGCCAAATCGAAAGATTTATCATTTTTAGATTGCATAAACTCCATACAATCACCATTTATTAATGTTATTTTTCCAAATCGTTCCACTTTCATACTTAAATAAAAAATAAATAGTCATCAATATATATTTCGTCCGTAATCATTCTGTCAAACGCACGTGTTATTTCTTTCTTTCGGGCAACCTCATACGCCGTATAATCAATTTCCGGGCTGTCAATTCCTTTTCTCCGGACGTTGCACGCCGTATATTGGTTTATCAATCCAATTGCAGCACGTTGCATATATTTTGCAAATGCTTGTTTCCGGTAGTCCTCTGTTGCGTTTATTTCTTCGGCATAACCTATTTGTTTGAGCCATTCAAAAAGAAACATTTCATCCCCAATTTCAAATGTTATTTTCCCGGTGTATTTATAACGTAAAAAAATAATTCTGTTTCTCGCTTCTCTGCGATTATGGTAATATCTTTTTTCTTCCGGCGTCATTTCCTTTTTGGGTTCCGGCAATGCTTTATATGCTTTCCCAACCACTTCATTTTGCTTTTTCCGATACGCTCCCAATATCTTTGCAAAGTAATCGGCGTTGAATTGTTGGTAATGTTTCCTTTCGGCGTTGCCGTCCCTATCCTTTGGCAAATAGTCGTCCAATTCCCCGGTAATCAGCAATTCAAACGCTAATTTAACCTCGGACAATGTTAATTGCGAATAATAGCGTTTGAGTAAATCCAACAATCGGGTACAAATATACGTCCAATCGTCCCGGTTTTCCGTGGGAATGATAAACCCCACGTCCATTGCGATAAACCGGAACATTTGCCCGGTTTTGGCAATCAACGTTTCGTCGTCAATCTCGGCAATCTGTTTTTTTGTGGACGCCACGAAAATATATTTTTCGACCGGGGTTAATGCTTTGGCAACCTCCGGTAACTCAACCATCGCCCGACGAACGTCAATTGCTTTTGCCGTTCCGCTATATAGCAAAACGGCGGCGGATTGTCGTTTTTCGGGCAATGTTTGTGGCAATCTGTTTGTCTTTTCGGGTAATGCTTCCATTGTTAATAATCATCTTTCAAATACTCAATAGCCCCGGCAACGTTCAATCTTTGCGTTGGGGCTTTGTATTCGGGTTTCAAATGCAACTTTTTCTTTTCGACGTCCCCCCGTATGAAATTGCGGACGGTCGCCAACCAACCGTTTTTAGTGCGCTTCATATTCTTTTGGTCGCTCCAATCGCTAACCGAATGAAAGTAATAAACCAAATCGACCTTTTCAAATTCCGGTGTCGCAAACTTACTTTCAAACTCTGAATAATCCACGCCAACGCCGTTTTCAAATTTAACCATTTTGTAAACGTCGGAATTACGGAATAACGTTTTTTTCTCCTTTGGTTCCTCAACCTTTTGTTCTTCCGGGAATAATTCCCCGACAACATTGTTGTTGGGGGTATTCTCATTATCATTTATTGTATTATCTATATTATTACTATTATACCCTAAACTTTCGTTTATGGGTACCCCTAAACTTTCGTTTATGGGGGGCATCAACTTTTGTTTAGGGGTATCAACTCCGGTTAATATCCTTGCTGCCTTTTCGGTAAATGTTAGTAACTCGTAATTTTCACCAAAACAATACAGAGTTTTGTTATACAATTCGCAATTAGGATGTTTTTGTAAAATTCCGGCTTTAATCAAATTATCAATACGCTTTATCATGCCTTGACTTGTCTTTATATTCAATAACGGCATTGATTCCAATATTAACTTGTGGGAAATCCAAAAATATATTCCCTCCGGGGTGTGCATCTTAACGCAACTTGCACAATTGGCGAAATCTTTTATAAAATCAAAAATCGCCAAATCTATTAAATCTAAATCTAAACCGCTATTAACGGCGGCATATTGGTTTATTAATATCGAGTATTTCATAATATTGATATTTTATTCATTATCCAATTGCTTTGCAGGTTCCCACGCTTTGCGCACTTTCAAAACATTATCCGCACTTTCATTAGGAACCAATGAGACAACAGGAAAGCGGGAACGGTCTCCCGGCTTTTGAGTTGTGGCAAATTGTACGTTCAAATCAAAGATAATGCCTTTGCAAAATCCCCGTTCCTCTAACATACCGTCGAACGTTTCCCGGATTTGCGGAATTGTGGACGCTGTACCCTTTGTTGCGAATTGCCAAACCCCGGCAATACCCCGCACCAACGGGACAATGAAATTAAGCGTTAATGTAACTTCCCAACCGTCGGCGTCGGGTTGCTTGCTTTTCCGGTTCGGGTATCGTTTGGCAATCGACGCCATTAAATTGGGATATTGCGTAACCGTCAATTCCTCATACTTTTTACCGTCCCACACTTGGAACGTTTCGCCATCGCCCGCCGCAATCAATCGCCCGTCGTCGTCCCGGTATTCGTAACGCTCGTTACATACTTTTGCCGGGTCGTCGTCCGGGAAAACAATTTGTATTGTTTGCGGCTTTTCGCCGTATGCCTGTGTAAATAACCCGGCATATTTCCCGGTTGGTATGAAGTAATCAACGCTTTGCGGATAACCGTTTGCGTTTTTCATACCAATTTTTATTTGACCGACACGGGGCAATATCAAACGGGATTGTTGCGCCTCCGGTCGTTTTATTCTACCTTTCATAACTCTTTATAAAATATTACTGCAATAAACCATTGTTGCGCAAAATAATTTTGCTCAACTGCTTTTATATCCATTTGGATAACCTCTATATCCGTTCTATTAACGAATTGTTCCAATTCTGACGAATCAGTAATTATTTTAATCTTTTTCATATCTCAAATTTCGGGGTCGTCGTTCAACATCTTTTTCCTACTCTCGTTTTTGGGCTTTTTAGGCTCATTTGCGGGCTTTACTTTCTTTTCCGGTACGTTATCCCGCTTTGCTGCCGTTTTGTCCTTGGGGGCTTTCTTTTGCGCCTCCTTTGTCGTTTTACCGGAACGTTTAACAATCTTCGCTTTCTTAATCTCCGGTTCCGGGGTCGGTTCCGGTGCGTCCGCCTTAACTTTTTCGGCGGCATCCGTTTTTTCGTCCGGGGTTTGTTCTTTAGGGGCTTTCGTCTTAATCAATTCCGCCAACGATAGAGATATTACGTTTTGCGACAAATCCGGTGCGTTATCCAACAATACCATACCATTAACCGACGTAAATGTATTATCTTTCTTTTCGTCCTCAATCGCTGCAATCTCTAACAGATAAGGGATTTTACGAATATTAGGGCTTTCGGTTTGCTCTTTCAAATTATACGTTGGACGTTTGCGCCAATCTTTTGGGCTGAAATTGAAAATACGGGTAACGGGGAATTGCTCAAAATTAACGTTCCACATATCCCGGTACATCCCTAATTGAATTTCGCTTTCCTCGTAAAACCCTTTACGTCCGCTTTTGAAATCCACTATTGCGTTAATACGTTCGTCGCCGCCAATCTTCGACAACATCGTACACGGGCAATCAATCATCCCGGCATACTTGTAATGCGGATGCACTAAAGCAATTTCAACCGCCAACGGGCGTACATCGTAATCCAACACAAATTGAGCAAATGCCAATACATCTTTTTTCAAATCATCGGCGTAATAAATGAAATCATCCGGCAATCGGTAAACCTCAATATATTCTTTTAGCTTGCCTTTCAACCCGTCCAAATCATACGCCCGATTAATTAATAATTCCTCAAATGCGGCGTGCATGAATGTACCATACGCCGCCCGTTCGCCCTTGTATCGTTCCGCTTCCTCAATTCCCTTTGATGCAATCCATTGAATTAAATGCGGGGCTTTAGGCATGGTTTGGGATAAGATAGTTGTAACCGACGGAAAAAACTCCGGGTTCCCGTTATCGTCATATCGGTAATAATAGCGGTGCCCCTTGCTATTTAATTGCCAAACTTTATACGGCGGTTCTATCAACGTTTTTTCGTCGAAAAACATAGCCGTCATTTCCTCAACCGTCATGCCCGGCAATATTTCAAATATTCCGGTTGGTTGTTCAACTTCAACCGCTTCAAACGGTGGGATTATTTGTTGTTGTTCCTCTGTTATATTGGGGAATTGGTCGGCGGGTACACCTCCCATACTTTCAACCGTTTTTTGCACCGGGTTTTCCGGTTTCTTTTTGTTCGCTCTCATTTCTTACACTTTTTTAATTCTGAAAATCCACATAATACCATTGCGGCACATATACCCGCAAACATCAATTGCCACGGGTTCCACAATGCGCCAATCAGACAAACAACGCCCAACGTTCCAAACGTCGCAATAATCGCTTTCGCTTGGAACCTATCGGAAAACATAACGTCCGCCATGCGTTCAAACCATTGTAACCCGTTATTCTTCATAGCCAAACAAATAATTAGGGGTGCAATTACACATTTCGCAAATGATAACAACCCATTCCGGGCGTATCTGTTTGGTCGTACCGTTACATAAGTTAGTCATATTAACTTGTTGTGCGCTTTCGGTGCGTCCCTCCCATAAACGGGCGGCAATCTCTTTTTTATAAACCTTAATCCCGGCGGTTTGCGCCCGTGCGATTGCCTCGTTTACTCTTAATTTCGTCATTTCTGCCATTTCTTTAGTCTTTTATTGTTAATAACTCGGTTCGTTACTCTCTTTGTGTCCGCAATGCGTACACGTTTTTTCCTCCCAAATTGCGGTATATTCCGGCGGGGTCAAATATCCGTCGCCTCCGGTCTGTTTATATTCCCCGTCGGTAACTTCCATTTCGCCGCCGCACTCCGGGCAATCTTCATTACCCATTAAATCCAAATCCGGGACAATGAAATATACCCGTTTCAGATACACGCCCAACGCCTCGGAAATCGCCGCATAACAATTGGCGGTTTGTTCCTCGGTTACGTCCTCGTTTATTGCATCGAAAACGGAAACGCCCCAATTGTCCGGGTCGTCCTCAATAACTTTGTTTTTGAGTAATTCCGAAACGACAATTTCGGAAACTTGTTTGGCTGTTTTCCCGCTATCGGTCGCCAATTGTTTTAATAAATCGCTCTCTTTTATTCTCATATCTTTGCCGGATAATCCCCCCGGTGGGTTTTGTTTCTGCAAAAGTACAAATAAAATCTATATTACCAAAAATAAAACCTTTGAATATTTTATTTGTTCACGTTGGACGCTTGTAATACAGATAAAAAGCACTAATTTTGTTGCACCGCATAACCTCAAACATCGCTCTCGGTTACTGCGTACCGACCCCCGGCGTATCTGTTACGTTCGGGGGTTAATTTTTTCCAATGCCATTTGTTCGGCACAATAGCAATAACGGTATATTTCGCCATAATACCCCGTTTGCTCAACAATGGTTTGTATAACGTCCGCCGTGTATTCCCCAAACGCCACATATTCGTATTGCGTTGGGTCTAACCCCAATGCGAACTCAAACGTAATGTCAATATATTTGTCCCCCACCCGGTTAAATGCGTGGTCGATTGGTATAAATGCGTTCGTTTTGCCCTCAACGTATTGCACCCGGTCGGGAAATAACAACGTCAGCAAATGCGCATTTTTATAACACCCTTTGACTACCGGGCGAACCGTCCGGCGTATCAATTCAATTTCCCGTTCATCGAATACGTCCGCCGCTTTTACGACCTCAACACGTTTTGCGACGGCGATTGTATCGGCAAAATATTGTTTTTGCCGTGGGTTCAAATCTAACCGCATAAACGCCCGCATTTCCTCAATAATAACGCTTTCCATAATCAGCCCTTTGTAAATCCCTTAAATGCCACATGGTAAACGTCGTATTGTTTCCCGGTAACATAGAACTCAATCATACGTTCCGGGTTCCCGGCATCGTTTATCGCAATGGTTGGGTATGGTTCCCCCGGCAATTGGTTATAATCGCTTTCAATGTCCCGCAATCCCTCCGGGAAATCCGAACGGTCGGCGGAAAAATACCGGGTTAAACTTTCTTTTATCCGGTTCAACATTTCGTCCCCGTTTGGCTCAAAATACGCTTTTATCTTTTCTTGTTTTCTTAATGCAAATCGCATAGGTATTTGTTTTAATAGGTTCTTAATTCCCCGTCCATCGGTAATGGTGCGCCCGGTAAACCAACCGGAATACGGGTATAATGTAACCGGGGAACCCCGGAAAGTAAATTGTAAGGTCGTGGCGTTGACCTCCGTAACCGGATAGCCCAACGCCTCCAACCGGGTACGGGCGTAATCGACCCGCCCCGGCTGCAATTCTTGTTGTCGCTCTCTGTTACGGCTCATTGTTCGCCCTCCGTAATTACTTTGCAATACTTATAATATTGGTCGTGTCGGCTCTCAACTCGGCACATCAACCCAATATCGTTGCCATCTAATAATAGGCTCAACACATCGCCGGGATTGTGCCGGGTATAAAGCAAAAATAACCCGCCGTTTGCATTTTGGATTATCTTATACATTTCTTGACTTAATCGGTAACGCTTTGTTTTATTCATCGCTCTAAATGATTATGCCGGGGGATTGCGCCCCCGGCTTGGTTATTACTGCAAATACGCAATTGCGTTTAATCTCTCTTTTTCCTTTTTCGCATATTCAACATTTCGGGCAATCCATTGTTCGGCGGGGTTCTCGGCAATCCATTGTTTACGATAATCCGGTGTGAAATAAGCAACCATTTTTTTGTATGCCTTTTCCGGGTTCGCCAATATTTCCGCTGTATGGCTTAACCGTTTGCCGTGGTCGCCTTTGCCGATTAAATCCAAACGCCCAAAATAAAACGACCCGTCGGCGGTACACGCCACATATTCACGGGCGGACGTTCTTTTTGAAACAATCGCTTTACTATCGACGTCAATAACTTGGTACTCGTATTTCTTTCCCTTTACTTTCTTAACTAAAATGTACTTTGCCATGATTGAAAATTTATATTGTTCTGGGGAAAACGCCCCGTCGTTGTTTAATGATAATAGAAAGTGATTTTAACGCCTCGTCTCAATTTGCAAACCTCTTTGTCGCCGTAACAATTGAAAGCACGTTTTAACAAGCGATTGACTAACTTAATGTCGCCGACAATCTTTATTAAACCGGACACGCCAACCAATACATTAACCTTTTTGCCGTTTACAATTCCGTTTACCTTGATTTTGAAATTGCGGTTAATCTTTTTTGTTGTATAATCTAATCCGTTATAAATGCTTTGAGTATTCATATTGTTTCGCTCTCTATTTTTCCGGGAAAACGCCCGGTCGTTCTTGTTTGATGATGCAAATATACAACCTTTATTTTAATTACCAAAGGTTTTATCTTTTATTTTTCGTTTTTAATGCGATATTTTATGCCTTTATATGTTTTTCCCGTATCAACACTCTTTTTTATCAGTACTCGGTTAAACCCTTTTTTTTGCGCATCCTTGTAATTTAAGAACTCAACACATACTTTGCCGTCGTATCCGACGCCCTCAATAGGGTAATTATATTTTGTTTTATTCTTAATGGCTAATTCATAATTCATATTTTCAGCATGGGTACACCAACGCAAGTTTTCGACAAAATTATGAAAACGCACGCCGTCGATATGGTCAACACATGGTTTGCCGTCCGGGTTGGGGATAAACGCCAACGCAACTAATCGGCTAATATGTTTTTGCTCAACCTTTCCGTTTTTACTCAACGATACAACCAAACCGTTACTAATTGTTTTAGTAGGACACAATATTGCATCCTTTTTAACTGTCATTACACGACCATATGAACTGATTTGTTGCAACGCCATGTTACAACCCCCGGTTTATTACTTTTCTATGGTTACGAACTCAACCCCCAATATTCGGGTTGCCGGGTTCTTACTTACAACGTCAATTTCCCGGTTCTTTATCTTCTTTGTTTTCCAAAGGAACCCCCAAAAGCGTTTATATTGTACCGTTTCCGCTATTAACAGACTGTCCCGTGTTATAATTTTGCCCGAAAACGTATTATTTATAATACATCCGTCAAAGTCAACCCATTTGTCGGAATACTCAATACAACGTAATACGGTCGTAACCGTGTCGCCGGGCAAATATACAATACTATCCCGGACGTTCGCCCGTAATTCGTTAATCGTTTCCATTTGTGCCGTCGTAACCCTTTGCAAATCCCGGTTCTTTGTCTGCAACGATTTGATTAACGCCGCATCGTCCGCCCGGTACTTTTTATATTCGGATAATTTTAACTCCAAATTCCCAACCTTTGCGGCGTTCAAACTATCCTTTGTTTGATAGGTTCGGACGTCCTGCAACAACGTTTCGGTATTGTTCCGGTATTTATCCCGTTCGGCTGTTAAACTCTTAATACGGCTTTGTTGAACCCAAAAGGCGGCGGCAACCGCCATAATGATTGCCGCCAATATTATATACTTTTTCATACTCAAATATTGTTATATTCAATTGCCGCATTAAAACACGGGCATTCTTTGATATACTCCCACGGCTCAATAATTCCGTTGCCGTTCAAATCCGGGGAATAATCCCGGTGTCCCTTAATCGTTGCGTCCGGGAACATAACGACTAACCGCATAAGCAACCATAATAACGCCTCTTTTTGTTCCGGCGTGCGTGTGTCGGCGGCTTTGCCGTTGGCATCCAATCCCCCAACGTAACAAATGCCAATAGACCGGGAATTTTGCCCGGAAACGTGCGCCCCAATCTCGGAAAGATAACGCCCCGTTTCAATTGTCCCGTCCGGCAATACAACAAAATGATAACCGCAAATTCGCCCGCTTTGGGGTTGCTTCTTAAATCCCCGTTCTTTGTGCCAACCGTCAATAACATCAACGTTGACTTTTGCGCCCGGCTTGGTTGCGGTGCAATGTACAATCAAATCCGTAATTGTCCGGGTCGTTTTTTGCCCCTCCAAATACTTTAAAATCTCTGTTTGGTTCATTGTTCGCCCTCCTTTTCTTTATCGTTAATAATATCGCTATCGTGTTCCCGTTGGTATTTCTCAATTATCGGTTGCCAATATCCCGGCAATACCCGTGTAAACTCCAACCGGATAACGTGGTAAATAATACGCAACGCAACCTTTTGGGGATATGCTTTAATAAGGTTACGAAATGCGTTTTGTAAATACGCATACATAAAAACATAAGTAAGCGATTTAACAACAACAATTGCCGCTTTGTCGTCGCCGCAATTTTTCATAATGGTAAAAATCGCCTCCACAATAAACAGATACAAAAGCAATTCGCACAATGCGTTTTTAAACTTCCGGAACGAAAAGTTTTTGCATCGCACAATCGCCACGCCGTCCGCCCTCATTCCCGCCCAAATATTGAACGTAAACATTACTACTAACGCATAAACAAAACCCTTTGTCGGAGTTACATACCCAAATAACGGGCTAACCGTGGAAATAGCGATTATACGCCATTGTTCCCAATTAAATATTCTTTCCATACAATTTATAATACATGCACATTGAATCGTAAAACATATTAGCTATATATTCATGCCCTATATTACCGGGATGTCCATACAATACATTTTTTTGGACTTGAGATTTATCCCATTGGCTTCCGTCTGGTTTTGGTGGTATTGGTGTTGTAACTGCATTATATATATTTGTAGATGTACCATTATTTACATCAATCCATGAAAATGGAGTATGATAATAATCTGAAACTTTTTTAAGAATCATAGAGTATTTATACACATTATTTGTTTTTGTCTGAATTGAAAACATTGAGGCAACAAATATTGGTATATTTTTCTTTTCTTGTAATATATGATTATCAAACAAATCTATTATTTTCAAATCAAGATTTTCAAAATTTGAAACATTCTCTCCAATCTTCAAAAATATACAGTCAAAATCAATTGCGTTAATATAATCATACACGGATAAATCCATGTTGGGGTTTTGCTCAAATGGAACTATATTGATAATATCTGCTATTTCTGCATTACTATCTATCATTTTTATTTTATTAAATAAACTATGAACAAAATCTTTTTCTTCTGTTTCTGCCGCCATTCCCCACGCTTTTGTAGGCGTCCAACCAATACTTTCATTTGGCGAATGAGAAACAAAAGAATTACCCAAAAATAGTGGCTTTTTAAATGATATTTTTTTTGCACTTATAACGCCATCATCCGTTATATCTAATTTATATCTATCATTGTTTGGAGAAACTAATATTGTAGGCGAATTTGCATTGTAAATAAAATTAATTTTTTCAATTATATTAAAATCGTATAATGATTTTAATTTGTTATACAAATTTACGTCACCAAACATCGAACCGTAATTATCATATCCCAAATATACCCTACCTATATATACAGATAAATTTCCGGACTGCAAAGGTATGAAAACTCCTAACGCATTTACATTTACATTTTTAATTGACTCATTTACATCAATTCCACTTACTTCATATATGTTATAACCTTGCTTTAATGTTGTTGTTTCCTTTACTTGTCCAGCTATTAATGGATGTAAATTTGCGTATGTAGTTCCTTCTACATAAACCTCTGCTAATATTTTAATTTTTTTCCCTATTTCTACATATTCAGGCAAATATTGTATAAAAAATCTACAATCCTTTAATTGTTTTCCACCGCTAAACTTTATCATTTTACCTTGATAGTTGAATATTGTATTATCAATAACACTACCATTCAATATTGCGGATTTTTTATCACTGTTGAAATCCAAACATGAATCTATAAAATTAGTTGTATTGTTTATTTTAAATATATTTATTTTTTTTACATTTTCAATTTCTGCATTTTCAATTTCTTCTATTTTTTTTTGCGTGTTATAATCGCCCAAAATACTTCCGCTTGAATCATATCCAAAATAAACCCTACCTACTGTTATTTTACCGGGATATGCGAATGTTTGAATAGGTAAAAACAATATAAAACTATTTATATTTGCATCTATCATTTCTTGGGAAACTTCTATGTCTTTAGAAACATATACACTATATCCGTTATATATTTTTTTAATATTCTTTCTTGAGGTTGGCGAATCTGCTGTCAATGTTGAAAATTCAACAAAATAATTATTAGGTATATTTTCAGCATATATTTCAGCAATAATTCTTAATTTACTTCCAACTCTAATATCTTGCGGAATCTTTTGCATTATAATTCTACAATCTGTTACTGTATTATTTTTTCCGGAAAATTCATACATTTTACCATTGTAATTAAATATTGAATTTTCTTTAACTGTACCATTTAATATATTACAATTTGCCGAAATTATATTAAATGGATTTACAAAATTATATGTGCCTAACTGTGTTGCATACAATTCAATATCTTCTAACATTTCTAATGTTGGAATATTCATACCAATTTTTTTCCAATTCCCGTTTTTGTTTATTATCACTGAAACTTCATTTTTCACCTCAATTGAATCGAAATTTGAATATATTCCATTTTCTGACGCAATATAAAAAATGTTTTGGTCGGGCGTACCCGGATTTGTTTTCGGTGTTGCTATACCTGCAAACGTTGCGTTTTCTCCAACTATGTTAATAATTGAAAGCAACGTGTTTTGCATGATTTGCCCCGTAATTTCTTGGTTTCCGTTTGTTTTTATAACATCGGAAATCGCTTGTTTAAGTTCATCGTAATTTCCCATAATCTAATAATTTAATTGTTGTCAAAATCATTATTGAAATCGCCGTTAAAATCTCCTTTGTTTGCTATTATATAGCCACGTCCTATTTTCTTGACGACGGTATTTGTTTTAAACTCAATTTCCACGCTCGCCAAATCTCCCTGCGTTTGCCATTTTGGAGTAATTAAAAACGTGTCGCAATCGTATTCCCTGCCGTATTTATCCGTTATATGAATGTAATCAGCCATACGAATAAAACGCATAACGTCGCAAAGGTACTCCGGTGCCAATATCGTACATTTAAACGTTTTCACTGATATTTGTTTTTCCGGAAAAAAATATCCGTCCCGTTCTTCGCCATCTTCTTCAAATTCATAATCCGGTTTTCCCAACTCCGTACAAAGGTACAACGTATTTTTGAAATCCGGGTTTTTATATACTATTTGCCCGGCATCAAATACCAAATTTTCTATATCCCACCATTGTATTTTTAAGTAACCGGAAACATCTTGTACGACCGTGAACATTTCAGAATACCACGTTTGCACGCCATCCGACAACTTCATATAATATATTCCGTCCAACTGATTTAATGGCATGGGTAATATTGACGGGTACAATATAACATCATAACCCAACGTTTGAAACCGAACAATCTGCAATCCGGTTTCTTTCATGTACGTTGTTATGTTTGCAACTTGCTTTCCGGTCTTTTCATACAATACCACTGACGTAACATTGTTTGACCGTGTGTTTCTGATTATATGAAACGGTAACAATCTATCAGCCGGGGCAAATAATGGGTAAATTGCTCCGTATGCGTAACTTTTTCTGTGGTTCTGTTCATTTATTGACGTGTACCACGGTAAAACGCTTATATTGTTATTCTGTATCATATTTCAACGTTGCTTTTATATTTCTACTACACAAATTTACTGAAAGTTTTTCAACTTGACCGTTGCCGATATATGTTTTTATTAGCTGCATCGGGTTTGGGTCGTCATTTGCCGGAAAACTAAACGTTTGTTTCTTCTTTCTCTCAATGCCATTGGCGTAAACCTCGGAACCGTTTATTGATACACGACGGGCGGGTAAATCATATAACCAATACGGGGATTGCAGATTTATAAACGCCAAATATCCGTTTTGCAAAAAGTATTCGACCCCGTTAATAGTTTGGCGGGTAAATGGTAATATCCATTGCGACCCGGACGTTGGCGGAACGGCGGCAAACAAGGCGAACCCTTCCGAACTCATATTGCCCGGGTTTAACAACATCATATCAATATCGGACGTAAAGTTTGATATATTAATTTCCTCAACCTTTCCGGGCGTTACATACTTGCTTATTACTTGTATCGGCAACCCTTCAAATGCCGCCGTAACGTCGTCCATCCATTCAAATTGGTAACGTTCCGGCAAATCGACCTTATCAAACGAATATTCCGACGTGTTGAACGCCCACGGTTTCCCGTTGCGCAAATTCAATTCCTTTGTCAAATCGTGGCTTAATATAGCCCCGCCGGAATAGGAACCGCCATTGCGGAAATATTGGATATGTTCGATTTTAAATTTGCCGTCCTCAATAAACCAATAGCATTTGAAACAATCCCGTAACATATTGGTAAATTGTTGTAAGGTCGTCGGGGCTTTTTGTGCGGGTTGCTGATATTCCCCGTTTATAATATTGGTTTTCTGCGATACAAGCAAACGGAAATTCAACCCGGATATTGGATTGTTTCCGCCGTATAAAAATTGGCTATATTCCGCCGTGGCTGCGTGGGTTATACCGGGCGCAATCTGATTAAGCAAAACAGATATACAAGACGCAACCGGGAACGCATCCCGCAAAGTATATTCTTTCCGGGCTTTTTCCTCTAATATCCAATCCATCAAATAAAACCCAAACCACAACGACGCATAACGCCACGTTGACCGGGCGATTGGATAAAACGTTTGTCCGTATATGGAATAAGGCGGCGCAAAATACTTTCCGTTGTCCGCTAATCCCCACTCGGTCGGGGTATCTGAAAAGTTGTTTGAAATAAACGCCACGTCGATTGCGTAACCAATCGCACGCCTATAATTACGGTTATTATCAACTATATCATCGGCGGGCAATGGATATGTATTAAGGTCGTCGATTTTCTCCACGTCGCACAAATACCGGGCGTATATATTATAACTTTTCATATCGGCGTGCATTGTTCCGGTTGCCCCGGAACCCTCGACGGCGGTTAAATCAAACTCCAACGTATCAAACGGGGACGTTGTAACCTTTTGATAACGGAACATTGCCACGTCGTCCGAACGTCGGCGTATCTCAACCAATGCAACCCCAAACGGCACGCCGTCAATTCGTTGTTGTGAAATATAGATATAATAATTAACATTCAATTCCGGATATAATTTCCCCTCGAATGCGTCCGCACTTACACCCGTTGCCATTCGTCCGGTATAAAGCCCGGATATTACCGCCGGGGAACCGTTGGACGTAATTTGTATTTCTTTCAATATATTGCACAAAGCAAAATGATAGGTTTGTACTAATGCGTTTTGGTCGGTCGTGGCGTTTGCGTCTTGTTCCCAATTTGTACCGCCCAAAAAACAAGAAACAACACTATCCCCCGGAACGTATATTTGAATTAATGGACGCTTGTTTATCGTTATCCGTTGGATTGTCGGGGCCAACGTTATTAAATTGTATTCCTTTTCCAATCCCGCCAACACGTCGTTATAATCGTCGATTGCGTCCGGTTGTACAACAACCTTTTTATCGTAATCGGTAAACGTGCAATCGGTTTTCATAAACTTGCCTTGAAAGTATTGGAACCATGTACGCCCGCCGTCGTCGCTCTTTTCAATGCAATACAAAAATTCATTGTCGAACGATTGACGGTTTATATAGTCGTAATCATCCCGGACAAAGGTAATTTTGCCGGATAATTTGGCACGATAAAACCGTTGGTTGGTTTCTAATTCGTACTCCTTTGCCAAATCGTCCTTATAAATCGGATGCACGGTTTGACCTTGTAAGACGTTCGGGGCGTCCAACGTTCCCAATCTCAACCATGCCGTCCCGTT